CTGTGTTCCCGGGTGATTGAAGGCTGCCCGTGGCCCGTGTGCAAGTGGCAAATGTTGGCCCCATGTGCCACCACACACAACACACCCCTGTGGCAACACACCACCATGGCCCAAGAGAATCCACGCATTGGGCATCCACACAGACAATCCGCTGTATGTTCCGTTGCATTCGGCCAACCCTCTGGCCTATACGTGGGGATGTGCAAACTGGTTCACGTGGCACCTCGTGGCATCCCTGCTTTCCCGGGGTGGAAGTGTGAAGTCCAAAGCGTTGTGTTTGCAATTTCTCGCCAATGTGGTTCGCGGGTATGAGAGCATTGGCACGGGCCACGGGGCACGGGAGTCCACCCCTTGAGCGCCTTGGCCCGGGAGATTGCAGACCAAGAGGTATTGGATTTGCCAATGCCACATGAGTGCGCCCCTATACGGGCGGGGCTGCGGCAAGATCATACGCTAACAAGAGGGCAACATGAGTAGCATAGCGTTACAGGCGAGGGCATCTTGCTAACAGGGAGGAGCACGCAACGCCTCGTGGCAACAGGAGCGGGCAGGACCGGGCACGTGCTGCCTCCTGCTTCCACCTGCCACGTGTGCTACCACGAGGTCCAAGGCGTTGGCGTCGCAGCCTGCAGGCGGCAGGAGCGTGTGGCTGCGACGCTTGTGCATCCGGTGACGTCGCTGCTGGAACGTGCAAGAATCCACGTGGCTAGTTGGCACGAGGTGCGATGGTAGGTGTACATGGCAGGCGAGGACACACGGGCACCTCGTGCGTCAGTTTGTGGATGGGCCTAGTTGATTTGTGGACGCTGGAGGGCATCGTGGTGGGGTTGATCGGTGGGGGCGTGGTGGGGTGGCCCGTGGCAGCTGTGGGGTGGGGGTGTGTTCGTGGACGGGGGCAGGGGCGCAAGTGTGTGGTATGATTGGGGAATTGGGAGGCCCCTCCCCCACTGGCCCACAAATCGATGGGCCGCGTGGAAGATCTGGCCATGTGTGGCAGCTGCGAACTGCACACCAAAAAACCCACACACACCCCCATCTTGCACACTCCACAGCCATCAAATCCCAAGGCGCCACACCACACACGGGCAACGGTGAGTTTGCCAGCCCCTAGCCCCCAGCTTGCAACTCCCAGCTCCCAAGCTTGCAGCTCCCAGTTCCAAGCCCCACAGCTTGTCCAATCCAGAGTTTGCAGCTCCGAGTTTGCCCGTTCCCAAGTTCACAAGTCACCACACCCACCAAATCCCACACCGCCACACCCCAGCAAGCTCTCACAAGCTCTCAGCGCCCAGCACCCAACAACCCTACTCTCCCCAGGAGGCACTTGCACCATGAAGAGAAACAGAAGGCTGGGCATCATCCACCCGCACCCCGACACGCTCACATCCGATGAGCGAAACATCCTCTACAAGATTGCCCTTGACAGATACGGGGCCAACAGCATCGTCACCCGGCAGTTCGCACCTCGACACCAAAACCCTCCCAAGCGCAAGCAGTAGGGCACACAGGGCATGACCACAGCCAACAGCACCGAGATGATCTTGCAGATTCAGCGCCACCCAACCCTCAAACCCTAATTCCCATCAGGAGGCAATCAACATGAACCTGGCAGACTTCACGGTCCAGATACAGACGGCGATGGACACGCGGCCCAACTTCAACCTGGAGTTTCGCACGCGTATCGTGGATGTCGTTCCCCGCACCGATGGTTCCAACATCGTGGACGTGTCGACGCATGTGGACCTCGTCACCGAGGGCAAGACCGGCCAATGCCACGAGGTCATGGCCACAGCGTTCCAGGTGACCTGGGACCTCATCGCCAGCATTCACCCCGGGCGTCTCAACGAACTGGCGGGCATGTTCCAGGCCCGGGTTGCCAGCGACCTGCAGACTGTCCTGATCGCGCTCGAACACAGCAGCGACGAAGCCACGCCCGAAGAGCACGAGCTGATGAACCATCACGTGGCGTTCGCCAAGGAAACGTTGGACGGCAACGGTCCAGACTGCGACTGGTAGACCAACCTGCAACGGCAGCCCTCAGCTCCCACACCCACCAAGTCACTATTCCCGAGCGATGACCAAGCTGATCCCTGGTGGTGTTTACACCAATCAACAAACTGCACGTTTTGTTGATTGGGTCCTGGAATGTGAAGAGCAATCGAAGCATGCTCGGGTGCAGTGCCTCCGGTGCCGGTGCACTTGGCCATGGGATGCTCCCGAGTTACGCTGCACGTGCCCACCTATCTTGATCAAGTACAAGCGTAGAGATGAGTGACATGACCAAGCAGCCGTTCCATATCATAATCACAGAAGATCCACCTGGCAGACTCAAGACAACAAGGGCAACGCCACAGCCAGCGCTGTTGGCTGCGTATCGCGAGCTCAGGATGCAGCGAGCCATGGCCCGTGCGCAGGCAGACCGCATTGACGATCTGATGGACTTTGCTTGGTATCATCTGACCGATGCTGAGCACGCTACTCTCGATCAGGAGACACAACCGATGACACACCCCGAATGGCGTAACAAGCTTGACACAGATGAGACGGTGTTACTCAGCCACATCAACGGCAGCGCAGACCCCGTGTTCCAGACGACCAAAGGTTGGTTTTTCTGGGATGAGACCTGGACCTCGTGTTTCGGCCCGTTCGATACCCAACTCCTGGTCAGAGCTTACTTGCGTGTGTACGCGGCAGGTCTGTAGAGATGGCCAAGGGCAAATGGCATCGTTGCCAATGGTGTGGTTATGTGCTACACGAACGGAGCATGAACAAGTGGGATGATCGTTGGCAGTGCAAGTCTACATGGGCATGTGATCGCAGGGCCAAAGTCAGTATCGCTGCTGGTGCCAAGGAGAAACCATGAAACTCCTGCCCCCGCTCGCTGCTGCCCCGGATGCACTCGCTGAACCACCGCCCGTCAGAGCCATCTACCCAGGATTCACTGGGTCGCGTAAGGGCATGACACAAGAACAGATGGCATCGTTTCGTTCACTGATGAAGCAGTTCCAACCCCAAGGGTTCAGGCACGGCGACTGTGTGGGCGCCGATGCCGATGCGCATGGCATTATGCTGGAACTGGGGATGGAGTCAGACCGCATCTGGCTGTTCCCGAGCGACATCGTTGCGATGCGCGCATTTTGCTGTGGTCTCGTGGCAACCAGACCACAATCGCCGTTGATGCGCAATCGATTGATCGTTGACCACAGCGACGTGCTCATCGCAACCCCGGACACATCGTATGAGCGCCAACGCTCCGGCACATGGGCAACGGTACGCTACGCCAAGCAATCGCACAGGGTCGTCATCGTGATCGCTCCATGCGGCACGATGCAGATGCACAAGCCAAGCCACGACTGACTCAGCCCTTCTTTCCTCTATCCTCTAACCCCGAGCAGGAGGCCCAGCATGCAGTGCCCGAGCTGTTTCAAGTTCACAGGCCCGCAGTTGGAACAACCAACTGTTGAGGATGGACCCGAGATTGGGTTTGATGGCATATGCAAGCTGGAGGTGCGAGTTCAGCGTTGTTGTAAGCACTGCCAGCTTGCGTTGCAGGAGGGCAGCATCTCCATCGAGGTGCCTACCGTTCTCAAGGATGAGAGCGTGGGCATCAACATCGGCGAGGTGGAGGTGCACGGTGAGCAACGCCTCCAAGGCAAGGCAATGATCATTCGGGTGTGGGGCACGGTGGAAGCAACACAGTTGACCACCCCACCGATGACACTGACGGTCAACTTCAGCAAGGAGATGCCTGTCAGTGAATTAGAGAGGATTTGATGGAGATGCAGCCCGAAGAACAAGAGAAACAGTCTGACCTGGTTATTGTCTTGAAGTCGCCATCGAGCGGTCTGCTCTCAATCACCACTTCTGTGATCGAGGAAGTGGCAGCGTCAATCCTGCGTGCCATGAAAGAGCTTGGACCCGAGGCAGCGGATGAGGCAGAGCGGCGCACCCCGGCCTTGCTCAAGCAGGCACCGGGCGTGTTCCACCTCCACATCTGTGGCGACCCGTCATCCATCGATCAGTTCGTGGTAGTTGCGTTGCATCCAGCGCGCCCGCGCCAGCCCCGGTATGCGGGTTATGCAGGTGAGCTTGTGGACCTCGTGTATGCGGCACAGCGGGAAAGGGACACACCGTGAACAGCCAGTGGTACAGGTTCGTCAAGCATTTTCAAGGCGGCACTACAGAACATTTTGTCTTTCTGGACGAGGACATCAGCGAGGATGACCTCAAGCACCACCTGGAGAACTGGGCCAAAGGCAGCGCTGGCGGTCACAACTACGGGTATCGTTGTCAGGCTGACAAGGTTGACCAACCCGACTTGGTTTGGTTGGAGGATCAGATCACGGCAGCCTTCGTGGACCACACCCGGTCTGCAAGCCGACTCAAGGCGTGGACACGTTTGTATGACGAAATCTCTGGCATCGCAGCTGCCCCCGCCAAAGAAATTGTTGATAAGGTCAAAGCCAGACGCGCTCGCGCCCACAAGTAAGCCAAGGTATTGCACTCGTTATATGGCCAACATAACACGCTAGTCAAATTCCGTCCACTAATTTACACACAATGGCGTTTTAGGCAGCTACTGTCTGCGCTATAACTTCAATGCGTGCACTTCCACGTGCGCCTTCGCACGTCTCAGCCCCTTGCACATTCGCCTGCTACCCCAAGCCAGGAGGTCACCCGTTGGATTGTCAGAGATGCGGTTGGTGCTGCAAGGCGCTCATGCTGATCACAGTGCGCGACCCCGCGTTGGGCCTCGTGCTGGGTAACATAGTCGTTGTCAACCCAGAGGCAGGCAGACACACTGAGTCAGTGCTTGACGTTGAGGAGGTGGCAACGTGCCCTCACCTCGTGGGCATCAAGCCGGGTGAATACAGCTGCGCGATCCACGACACCAAAACGTATCAACGCACTGGATGTGCCGAGTATCAGAGCCATTTCGAGGGCAATCCATGCCCAATGGGCTTGTTTGTCATAAAGGAGCAGGACTAACGTGGCAAATTCCAAGGCAGTGGTGTCGGCATGGGATGGCGTCGGGATCGTGCTCTGGTTCACCGGCGAGCACATCGTGCGCGAGGTGGAACGTGAAGACATCCACGAGGATGACCGACGCACGTTGTACGGTCTGGGCCTTCACTACGTTGCCCCTAACGGCATCTCCATCTGGGAAGGCGATTACAAAGTCAGGCAAGGTCCAGACGAGGGATGGGACACTGAGCCCGTGGGCGCCTTTCGAGCCCCCACCCCAGCCGAGTGGGCGGGCATTATCGTCGGCAAATCGCCGTGGGAACTAGAGAAGGAGTCGCAGTTGTTTATCGTGACTCTTGGTGTCTTTTCTTGGGCGGTCATGGCAGTTGATGCAGCCGAGGCCAGGGAGAAGATCAAGTGCACCGAGCTGCGAAACGCCATGCGTTTGATGGGGCGGGGCAGCTCAGAGTGGGACGTCACCAGGTCACTTCAAGAGATGCACGTGACCAACACGTCGCTGCTGTCCGTCGTTCTGTCGTTGGCGGGCCGTGGGTAGTCTCGAAAGGGAAGGCACAGCATGAAGCGGTTCACGTCGTTGCTCGCGTTGCTGTCCGGGGCATGCGCAGTGCCATCGCCAGACGCGCCCCAGGCCGTTGAGACATGCAACCTTGAGCCCAAGGAGGCGTTGCCAACGGTGCCACTTATCATCATCATCCAAGACGAGCAGCTCCGAGTCTCGTTGGAGGCTGCCATCTCGATGTTCAACAACGCTTCCGCCAATCAGGAGCCCATCTTCATCTTAGGTGATGAGAGCGACATCGGCCAGCCAGGCACGGCACTCTTCCACATGGGCGATGAAGAGTTGGCTGTTTGGTTCACGGTGTGGTATTTTGTGGAAGATGGATACATCTTCACAGTGGACGTTTCAGTGTGGCCTGGTGCTTCTGAAGAAGCGGCGTTTGGGCACCAACTTGTGTTGCTTCTTGGTCGGATGCTTGGCATGTACGGTGTCACATCGGGGTGTGTCGGCGAGGGTGTCGAGGCAATCCTCAACAGGAGTCACGTGTGAGTTATCCAGTCTTGAAACCGTTGGAACGTTACATTGTCAAACCTTCGATCACAGAGAAAGATGGCGTGATCAAGAGGGCCACTCTCAGCGAGGATGGCAGGTACAGGTACGTTCTATCCAGGCGTTGGAGCAAGGACAAGAAAGCGCCCAGCATTTTGTGGGTGATGCTGAACCCTTCCACGGCAGACGCTGATGTGGATGATCCCACCATCCGGCGAGTCATTGGGTTCACCCGGCGTGAAGGATATGAGCGAGCATACGTGGTGAACCTGTATGCCTTTCGGGCAACGGACCCAAGCGAACTCACAGGCATGGAGCCCATGGAAGCGATTGGGCCCCTGTGTGACCGATACATCGGCGATGTGGCCCAGCTCGATGTCACTCGCAGGGTGATCGTTGCTTGGGGTGCGCACCCCATGGCTCGCCGTCGTGAGCGTGACGTGATTCATCTGCTGTGTAAGTCAGGATGTACAGATGTGCTGTGTTTCGGGACAACAAACAAGGGTGCTCCGAGGCACCCCCTGTACGTCAAGGGTGATTCCCCGCTCAGACCGTATCATCTGTAACAGGAGAGTGGCGTGAGAACAAGGTCGCAAGCGTTTGTCGAGGATAGCATTGGCGTTGGACGTTCTGTTCAAATACTCGTGAGTCCATCGCTTGAGCAAGGCCTGCCCCCGCAACTGGTGGAGCTTGGCATGCCAGTCATGCTCAACTTGTACGGTGATAGGCCGATTCATTTCATCTCTGATGGCAATGTGTTCAGAGTGGACTTGTGTTTCGCTGGTCCGCCATACACGTGTAGTTTTCAATGGGATGATCTGGTCGCTGTCAAAGCATTTGGCGCAGATGCTTGGGAATGGACGATGGTCCTCAAACCGTTCATCGTGATGGAGGATGGTTCCATGGTTGGACTGAAATCCACCGATGAAACAGTTGTCGATGAACCGCCAGTTCCAAGGCCGCATCTGTCGATTGTCAAGTGAGTCCAACCCAAGGAGAGTGCCATGGTGCCTCCGGTCAGCTTGTCGGTTGTGTTCCATCGTTACCCGTACCTGGTGCCTGCGTTCATCGTGTACTTGGCTGTGGTTCGGATACATGAGTGGCTTGTTCCTGTCAAGGATGTATTCGATGACATCGGCAGGGGGATGCCTCGTTAGCTATGTCTCAGCGCAACGTCAAGCACCAAGGTCAGAGCGTCACCCTCGCATCCACGAGAGTCAGCGATTTGAAAGAGGGCCAGCTGATACTTGGTCCATGCGGCCAAGAGCGTATCATATCCAACATAACTGTGGACGATGCGGGGTGGTACGTCATACAGTTCAAGAACAGCGCAAAGAGTTGGACCAAGAGTAAAGGCGCAAGCGTTCTTGTGGTTGAGCGTGAATAGGAGGACACGATGGAAACAAACGACAGGTATTTGGCACTTGATGTGGCGATCATTGTATTCATGATCATTCCGTCGATTGTTATCGCATTGGCGTTTGCTCGGTGTTGGGGCATGCCATGAATGAACAATTCGAGTCTATAATCTGTGTTGCTGAATCTTACCTACAAGGGGTTGTGTTGCTCATCTCTTCATTAGATGTCATGCCTGGTGGCCCCCTGCCATGCCCTACGTGTCTCAACTGCGACCTGGCCCGAGGCACGTGCACAACATGTCGGGGCATGGGGCACGTGAGCCTCATGGCCAGACAGCCCGGCGTCGTGAAGCTGATCAATGCCAAGTAGGATAGAGGGCAGCTGTGATTGATAAAATCATCAAGTTGGTTTCTTCTGCCATTGTTGCCAACGACAATGGTATCCAGGTGACCATTGTTATTCCACAAGTGCTTTGGGTGTCCTTGAAAAAGGTTGTTGTTGATCACTTGGAACAACAGCAACTGATGGCATTCGTCAATCCAGCTCCAGTTGTGATTGACGACAAATCGACCGTTGTGAAGGAGGACAGAGATGGAAGAGAGTCTGAAGACGTTGTTGAAGGGAGTGCCGTTGGGGGTGTGGGCGGACATTGAGAAACGACTCCTGCTCACCAAGGAATTCTTTGATTGGTACCATGACGAGCTGGGCTTTGACTTTCTCCAGGTCATGATCGATGCGGCCGATTCGGCGCCAGACTACTCGTACACGCCGCGCGATGTTGAAACCTTGGTCAAGCTGGCCGAGCCTGGGGCGATTGGCACAGGGCTCGTGACCTGGCCGTACCCCACCAAAAAACACATGGACGTGATGAAAGTCCGGATGGACGCCCTGCTCACGGCCGGTGGTGGACATGTCTCCGAGTGGGAGACAGACCAAGAGGGCAACTGGAAGCCTGAGATGGTCAGAGACTTCGTGCGCACGGGCTTGAAAACTCCATACGATCAGGCTGGCGATTATCTCGTCGGCATCAAAGAGGAACTGTGCCACAAGCATGGTTGTGCCTCCACCATCACAACGTTCACCGAGCATATGGAGAACAGCCCACGCGCTGATACAACTCCGTTCATGGAACTGGAGCGTGTGCAGGCGTATGCCATCTCGAAACGCAATGGTGTCCCAGTCCCGTGGAGTGGCAAGTACGGGCCTGGCAAGATGCAGCAGCAAACGATGTCAAGAGCCATGATGATCCCTGCCATTCGAGATGGCAGGGTGCGATTGGCAATTGGGCATGCGGCATGGTCGCAAGGGTTCCCCAAGCCTCACACGCCGGCTGAAGCAATGGCAACTTCATTGCGAGCATCGCTCACCTACAGACCGGCAGATCACTGCTGGTGGTCGTTGAAGTTCATCTACCCCAAGAGCGAGTTGTTCAACACTTACGCCTTGGCCTTCTTGAAGACACTCCGCGACCACTGACCAGCCTGACAAATTCATCCTGCTGAATGCTCTTCGCCATAGCTTCGCCAGAAGGGAAGCACCATGGCCGACGAAGAGAACACAAAAGAAACAGTGGAAACATCGGTGGAACCGGCTGAAGCATTCAGAATCTGTATGGAAGCGTTCACCGCGTTGCCGTTAGATTTGCAAGGCAAGATCGTCAGGAGCATCGCCGTGATGCTCCGGCAGTTGATGGCTGCTACGATGCAGAGGTCAGATGAAGCGACGGTGCGCCCCCTCGGGATGGCCATCAACGTCATCGAGGCCATGTTCAGGTGCACTGATCGGATCATCGCAGTGCGGCGTGCAGAGGCGTGTGTCCTCATCCAACAAACGACTGAGATCGTGCTGCCTGAGGGCAACCCGTTGACGGTGCGGTTGCTCCAGCCCCTTCCGGGGCACGGTGAGGTGGCGAGGCGCGCGTTACAAGCTGTGATCCACTACATCCAAAGCACTGTCGTTGCTCCTGCCAAGAATGCCAAACGCATCATCTCTGTGAAGTGATCTCGTGCCCTACGTTTCAACCAACCCAAGTTGTGACGTCTGTTCCAAACGAAAACGTCACGGGCACAGGGCTCGCCAGGGCGATGAAAGACGAGAGAGTTATCTGTATACAACATGGCGTTCTATGAAGCAACGTTGTCTTGATCCCAAGCACTTTTCATACAAGCATTATGGTGGGAAAGGTGTCGAGATATATCAGCCCTGGTTGGATTTTGATACATTCAGAGCGGACATCATCAAGCTAATTGGGGATAGGCTAGGGCTAGAGTGCACACTTGGAAGGATAGCGCCATTTGCCGATTATGCACCAGGAGAAGTAGAATGGCAGACTCGTTCTCAACAGAATACTGGACTGCTGGATCGCTCCAAGGATGCTGTAGAGGTGGACGGAGAATCTCGCACTAAGTCAGAGTGGGCTGCGCTGTTGGGCATAAAGTACAAAACGCTGGTGTCGCGTATTCGGCATGGATGGGGCTTGGATGCGTATCGGATACACAAAGGCGGGCGCAGGATTGATCCTCGGGATAAGGTAATTGTGGAGTGTGAAGATGCCGATCATTGGTCTGACCAAGTTTGACATTGAAGAGGCCAAGCTAACTATCTGGATGGAGCTGTGCAAAGGCACACCAGATGGTGAGATCATCGACCTAACAGGCCTTGACCACGACACGTACCACTCCTTGAAGCGCCAGCTTGTTGAAGAGAAGGCTTTGGACATGAAGTCCAAGCCTCCAGAGCATGTGTATGTTGAATACACAATCGCCCAAACACGTAACATCAATGATCTGACCGATATGATCAAGGAGTTCAAGAACACCAAGCAATACAATGCAATGGTGGGAGCGGTCAAGGCAAGAGCTGATCTACAAGATAGGTTGATTTCAAGAGGGCAAGAGCTTGGTGTTTTCAAGAAAATGCCAGACCAAAAGCAGATCGTTGCTGGTGTGGTCGTCGCTGAGATGACAAGAGAAGATATAAAGGTGGCAATTACCAGCGCTGTCAATCAAATGAACAAGATGATGACGGACTATGGCGATGGCGATTTGCTCAGCCTTGCTCCGGGCGACTTGCACTATGGTCCAGCCTTGCCCCCAGCTACGACAACTGTTGTAGATTCAACAGGGGATGAGGTTGTTGCGCCGCCTACCAAGGCGTCCAAGACAGTGCGTTCAGTGACAACGAAAACATCGAAGGCAGCAAGAGGCAGGAGGGTCAGATGAAAACTAAGAGTTGGATCGCTTTGGTGGTTAGTGTTGTCACAGTGGCGTTGGTTGCCACCGTGATCATTATTGCTGTTTGCAATCACAATGAGGCAGCTCCGATGGGAGCCTGCTGGATAGGTGATCGCATCGAAAGATATGAGGTTGATGGTGCACAGAATTGCCCAACAATTGATTGGGAACGGAGTCAGTTCCCGCTGAAAACTCGATCTGTCGTTGGTTCGTCAAGTGATCCGGTTGATCCTATACAAGCTTTCCAAGATGCATCTGATTTCATCAATCAAAATTTGGGATTCAATGCTTTCGTCTTGGCAGACGATGCAGATGTTCTCATCACCATAGGCGTGCCATACGATAGGAATACTTGGAGTGAACCAGGCGGTAAAACGTGGCATTATAGGACCACAGAAGGCAGGTTGCGAGCGAACATCCAGACGGCCAACACAGGCGACACATCCATGCTCAACATGGTTCTCATCCATGAAATGCTTCACGTGCTTGGTCTTGCGCATGATGATTGGATAGGGTCCATCATGTATCCCGTTCAACAGGATGGTGATAGGGGTGTGTCATTCGGGCGTCTGTGGATCAGCGATTTTGATCGTGCCTTCTTGCGCAGTAGATACGCACCCCGCTAGGCACCTCTTCAACTCCACGTTATCGTCAGACTCGTGCAAACAGGACGCCCCAGCACCAGGTGGTGCAGGCTTCTCATCTACTGCTTGGCTGAGGAGTTGTCAAGGGCAAGTCACTTGGAGGTGATCAAATGAGCAGCGGACACAGGACAGTGACAGGCGCGGTCATCGGCACGGGTGCCGACATCGAGGTCAGGCGCGTGGGATTCAGGCCCAGGCGTGTGGCGCTCCTGAACACCACCGGCGCGGTGACGGCCGAGTGGCAGGACTCCATGCCGGATGCGTCGGCGGTCAAGCGGATCACGGCCGGTGACGCCACGTACCTCACCAGCAAGGGCATCACGCCGCTGTCGGACGGCTTCAAGATCGGCGACGACACGGACATCAACGTGGCCGGCGGCACGCCCGAGACGATCCACTGGACCGCGTGGGAGTGATCGGCACCCTCGGCAGCTCCTGGAGGTGATCCATGGGTGCGAAGACAGCTCCTGACTACGTGCTGCACCGCCAGAAGGTGACAGGGAACGATGCTGCGCCGCCAACCAGCGTCAAGAGCGGCATCAACTGTTCGTCGTTTCGGGTCGCCAACATCCAGGTCATCAACGGTACACTCGCAAACCCTGCCATCGAGGTGATGTTCTGGTCAGGGGCAGCCGGCAAGTTTGTCTCTCAGCATACGCCAGTGGTCTTTGGGGCCAAGGGCGCAGGCGCCGATTGGGAGGCAACTGTCGATGTGAACGGTCGCATCGTCTTCGTGATGGTGACAGCCGGCGCACATGCCGATGGCACGGACATCTACGTGTCCGGGTTTGAGGTGGACCGAAACTGACGACATCCCCTATGGCAGCTTCATCCGTCAGAATGATCGGCCCCAAGGCTATCGACAAGGCGGAACGCAGCGAGTTGATCAGCCTGTACGACCACTATGCCTCCATGGGCAACGAGTGGCTTCGCAGGCAGGTCATCCAGCACAACCGCATTGATATCCTTGCCCATCATTTTCTGGGTTTCACAGTAAAGCCGTTTCACCTCGCCATGATGAGATGGCAGTTCCTTCATCCTGATAATCTACAATTGGCGTTTCGTGGGTCGGGCAAGACGACAACCTGCACTGTTGCCAAGGCCATCCACCTACTGCTCAAAGACCCTAACCTGCGCATTTTGTTGGCGTCAAAGACTTCCACTTATGCCGGGTCATTCCTGAAGGAGATCAAGCAACATTTTGAGGAGAATCAGAGACTCATCGAAGTGTTTGGGCCTTATTATGATCCTCGCAAGGTAACCAAGTGGGACTCGCAAGAGATTGAGGTGCTGCCTCGCACCAAGGTCACAAAAGAAGGAAGTATCACTTGCGTTGGCGTTGAAGGTATGGTGGTGTCCAAACACTACGATATCATCATTAGCGATGATCTCATAGACGAAGACAACTCAAGGACGAAAGGGCAAAGAGACAAGACCAAGACGTGGTACTACAAGACGCTGGACCCAACGTTGGAGCCACCAGACTCGGAAGTGCCGCACCGTGGAGAACACCACAGGTTAGGCACTAGGTATCATTATGATGATCTGTACGGCCATTTGGAAGCGAATGAGCTCAAGAGCAAGACACAAACAATCCCAGCATTGAACGAAAGAGGGCAGAGTCCATGGCCAGAGAAGTTTTCCCCTGTGTTCCTGGCTGAGAAGCGTAGGAAGTCTGGCATTATCATTTTCAATTCTCAGTTCCAATGTAACACTGAAGCGATGAAAGGTGAAATCTTTCAGTATGACGATTGCCAGATCATACCGGATAGCCAGTTGCCTGGCGACATGCACATCTATATGGGTGTTGACCTGGCCATTTCTGAAACAGATAAAAATGACAAGTTTGCCATTGTGGTCATAGGCGTTGATGGAAGCAAGCGTTATTATGTGTTAGACTTTTACGAGAATCAGTTGAGATTTGGACAGCAGACCAATAAGATAGTTGAATTCTACAAGAGATACAAGCCCATTCGAGCTGGCATTGAGATCAACGCCTATCAGAAGGCACAGCTGCACAACCTTCGTGATAGCGTTACCAGTGAAGTGCATGGCATTGACGGCGTTGACCTTCGTTTGAAAGGGCTCATCACCGATAAAGACAAGATCACAAGAGCATGGAAATTGTCTGCTCTGTTTGAAGACAAAAGGATGTTCTTCAGGGATGGGCAGCACCTCCTAATTGAGCACCTCGTGCTATTCCCGAATCACAAGTACAAGGACTTGTTTGACGCTTTGGATCTTGCTGTCCGTTCTAGTAAGGTGGGGAAGGGACGCAAACGCCGAAGCAGAGAGCCAGGATTGATCTAAGGAGTGTGCCATGGCCGGTGAAACTGTGGAATCTTCCAACGCGGAACACGCTGTTGCCGCGATGGTTGCTGGTCACGCGGCCAACCAGGCTGCTCTGAAGAGGATCAAAGTCAGAGCCATTGGCGTGCGCAAGGCCAATGCAGATACAGGCATCACGCCTGATGTGCCAGCGGGCGCCAGCAAAATCCTGCCTGAAGACCCATTCCAGGTGCTGGCCAGCGAAGGCAAGATCATTGAGCCTCCATTTGATCTGCTCACACTGGCCATGCTTCCGGAGCATTCGTCAGAGCTTGGCCAATGCATCGAAGCCATGATGGTCAACATCGAAGGGTTTGGGCACAGGCAGAAGTGCCGCATTATGATGGGCAAAGGCTCATCTGTAGCAACGGATACGGACACGGTGCCTCCCAATATCCGTGCCGAGGTGCTTGCTGAAAGAGTGCGACTCGCCAATTTCTTTGAGTACGCCACCGAGGAATCCTTTGTGGAGTTTCGCAAGAAGCTGCGCAAGGATGAGGAATCTACTGGCAATGCGTTTTTCGAGGTCATCCGGAATGCTTCTGGTGTGATTCAAGGGTTCAAGCACATCCCGGCATACCAGATGCGTCTTGGGAAGCAGGACGATGAGCTGGTTGAATATGAGCGTTCAATCATGGAGCTTCAGGTCGATGGCTCTGTGGAGATCAAGAAGGTAAAGACCTGGAGGCGATTCCGTCGGTTCGTCCAGAGCACAGCTATCCATCGGCGCAACCTGACGTTGCTCGGGTACAACAAAAGATGGTTCAAATCATTCGGAGATCCACGTGACCTTCACATGGACACAGGCGAGTATGGCACTGCTGACGTGCTCATCCCTGTGGAGAAACGTGCCAACGAAGTGGTTCACATCAAGCTGTATTGTACTCGCTCTCCATACGGCATCCCACGCTACGTTGGGAACATGTTGTCCATCTTTGGTGACAGAGCAGCCGAGGAAATCAATTACATCACGTTCAGGAACAACAACATTCCGTCCATGGTCGTGCTCGTGTCCAACGGCCAGTTGACGGAGGAGAGCATCGCGCGCATCGAGTCATTCGTGGAGAGCCAGATCCAAGGCTCGGACAACTACAGCAAATTTCTGATTGTGGAAGGCGAGTCCACAGCAGATGAAGGCGAGGATGGCGGCCAAGTCAAGGTGTCCATCCAGCCACTCGTCAAGGAACAGCACACCGATGCCATGTTCCAAAACTACTCGGACAAGAACCATGACAAGATCAGGCGAGCGTATCGCCTGCCTCCCATCTTTGTCGGGCAGACAGAAGATTACACACGAGCGACAGCAGACAGCAGCCGACGTCTGGCAGACGAACAGGTGTTTGCTCCGGAGCGGGATGAGTTCGACAGTCTGGTGAATCGTGAGATTTATCCAGACATGGGCATTAGATATCACAAGTACAAGAGCAACTCGCCCAATACCACGGACAACGAGCAGTTGGTCAAGATTCTGGGCGGCGCAGAAAAGACTGGAGGCATGACGCCTCGCATCGCTCGTTATGTCCTGGGAGACATCCTGTCGCAAGACATCCAGGATGACTTCCCTGTTGGGTTCCCAGCCGACGTGCCGTTCAGCCTCACGATGGCAGAGGCAGTGAAGAATCAGGCCGATGCATCGGAGCCAGGGCAGCAAGTGACAGCTCTCAAGGTGTTCAAGACACTTCAAGGCGATGCTGTGCCGGATGCCATCACTGGCGATCCATTGCTCGATCAGCTCCTGGCCGTACAGAAGGTGCTGGAGGAGGATTGGGAGCGGACTGGCCAGGAGTCATCGCCTGAGCACGATCAGGAGGCGTGATGTGTACGGGGTGCGATAGGCAGGTGGAGCGCATCTCGGTGGCATATGACCGCCTTATTGTGATCAACCAAGTGGTCGCCAAGGCGCTCAAGCTCTCTGAGACGTCGCAGATGGCGATGATCGAACAAAGATTGCGCGAGTTCATCGACAAACAGTGGGAGTTGCTGCGGGTTCAATCCTCCATTCGCGCTCGCAATCTAACTGGCGAAGGCAAGAGCGCCAAGCAGGTTGCTGCGGCAGTAGATAAGATCATGGGCAAGTGGGCAGGCAACGTGACACCTCGATTCAATCGAGACACTGCCACGATATACAAGCTTGCTCGTGTGGCTGGTTGGAAAAAGGCTACAGGCAAGACCAAGGCTCCACTCGTGTTCGACACGCCCAACGCGGCTGCGATGGAAGAAAAGGTGGAGAAAGCCAAACCAACAGCGGCTGTACTGCCCAGTTTCGACTTAGCAGACCGTGAGGCCATCGCTGCTCTGGCTGATAGAAACACGTTCTGGATCGGCTCGCACTACGATGATCACGTCTCAGGGATGGTTGCCCAAACAACGAGCGAAACGATTGCCGAGTCAGGCGTTGGCCGTCGGGCAGCAGCCCTTCTAATGGCAGAACGTGTACGAGACACCTTGGGTGTAGTTGCCGCCCCTGGGGGATTCACCGGCACGTCTATCCAATACTTTGAAGGGCTCGTGGCCAATGCTATGACCGTTGGTCGGGTATTCGGCCAGATGCGGAGTTTTGCAGCGGCAGGCATCACCCGGTACCAGATCATGAATCCACAGGATGACAGAACGTGCCAGGTGTGCGGACATCTCGATGGCAAGACGTTTGAGATTGACCATGGAATGGATCAGATGCGATCAGAGATGGATGCCAGGTCACCTGCTGACATCCGGAGCATCCACCCATGGCTTTCTATTGGGCAGGTGCTCGCCATCTCATCGACTGCCGGCCCATTGTCAGGAGCACGTGGAACGTCTGATGCTTCTGCCCTGGCATCCGCTGGGTTTTCATTGCCTCCATTCCACTTCCGTTGCCGTTGTACTGTAGATGTTGACGCGGCAAGCGGAAGTTCATTTGTTGAGTGAATCCTCGTTTGACAATTCGTGGAAATCTTTTGGCGATGCACCGTTGGGGATAGACTTGTCTTGTTTGTGGATGCAAGCATGAGTTCACGCAGACCAAGACGGGCGATCCCAGTGGTGCAGAAACAACTGCACAAGGCTGTGAGCGCGAGCGCGCTGGAGACTGGCGGCAAGATGCCGGATGCTCGGTTGGTAGAGTCTGTTGTGGATGAGCTGACTGAAGAGGAAGATGTAGAAGAATCAGTCAGCAAGCAGCTTTTCATTCCTATCGAGAAAGTCAACAGCGATCAACAAACGATCACAGGTGTCGTGTTAGTGCCTGAGGTCGTTGATGCACAAGGCGATATCATCAGCAAAGAAGTGATCGCCACTGCTGCGCACATGTTCCTTGCATCATATAACGCTGCGACCAAGCTCGGCTTGATGCACAAGGACTTCAAACCACAATTCGAGTTGTATGAATCGTTCATTGCTCCTATGGACATGTCCATAGTATCGAAAGTGGTCAAAGCCGGCTCCTGGGTCATTGTCATCCATGTTATGGACACCAAGGTTTGGGAACAAGTGAAATCAGGCAAGCTGACTGGTTTCTCGATTGGCGGCAAGGCCAAGGTTGTCAAGATCACGCAGCCAAAAACTGCGTGACGATAGGGCTGGGGCAGAAACTTGTCGAATCAGGCAAAGCAGCGTTTCCTCGAATTGAACGTGAACGAAATCTCGGTGGTCGATAAGCCGGCAATCGAGGTGGAGTTTTTAGTGACGAAACGACTGGAGGATGACAAGATGGCAGGTGAGAACACGGCCACCACAGAGAAGGGCGCCAACGGCGCAGAAATCGTCAGCATCGAACACGAAGTGGCTGGCGACGATGCTGCCGTCAACAAGGCGCTGGAAACGGTGGCCTCCATGGTCGAAAACATCGCCAAGGCGGTGGGCGTCAGGGCAGAGCAGCCCGTGCCGGCCACGCCCGTGACCGAGGTCCAGCTGACGTCCACCGAGGTGGACGCGGAGAAGGCCAAAACCACGCCCCACAAGCTGTACAAGGCAGCGATGGAGAAGGCGGGCGTGGCCGGCGATGAGCTGACGAAGGCCATGGAAGCCTTCGACAAGGCGATGCCGCCGTGGTTGCAGGGCAAGGACACGGCCAAGTCCGTGGACGCCCCGGCCACCTCGGTTGCGCCCGCGACGGAGCAGCCCACCGAGGAACAGCAGGCGCAGAAGGCGCTGGAGCTGCTCGGCCAGGCCGTGGAGAAGGCGCGCAAGTTCACCCCGGCCCGTGTGGATCAGTTGAAAGCCATCGTCGGTCAGCTCCAGAAACTGCTGGGCGATGTGACCGAGGTGCCCGCCGGCACGAGTCCGGGCGTCAGCACTCCGACTGGCACCGGGCTGGGCGCCAGTTCCGTCACCAAGCTGATCGGTGGCATCGAGGCGTTGACGACTGCCGTCAACAAGAGCATCATCGACCAGCAGACGCTGGCCACCCGCATCGAGGCCATCGAGAAGGCGCGGCAGCCGTCCAAGGCGTTGGACAACGAGAGCAACGACGGCAGCATTGAAACCACCACGAAAAACAACAAGGCATTCTGGAAGGGCATCCTCTGAGCCGGATAGCCGGCCAGGTGAACCAAGGATAGCAAGACCGTAACAGGCTGAAGGCAAGAGGAGCAAAGGATCATGGCAAAGCTCAGCAATGAGGAAGTGGTCAACAAGGCGATCATCACCGCCGACGCGCTGGCCACGCAGGGCAAGCTCAGTGACGCACAGAGCGACAGATTCATCGACTATGTGGTCGATGAGTCCGTGCTCAAGAACAACGCGCGCATCGTGCGCTTCCGCAACGAAAACCTGATCATCGACAAGATCGGCATCGGCAGGCGTGCCGCTGTCCCGAAGGTCGAAGCACGCGACCCTGGCATGCGGCGCGGCGTGACGACCAGCAAGGTCACGCTGACCCCCAAAGAGATCATGATCCCGATGGAGATCGGCGACACTTTCCGCGAGATCAACGTGGAAGGTGACGATGTCGAGGATCACATCATCCAGATGTTCGCGGCCCAGCTCGCGAACGACATGGAAGAGCTGGCGATCAACGGCAACGTGCTCGGCCCGGCGGACACCGAGTCCAACTATTTCGACACCGGCAGCACGACCAAGTACGTGAAGGATGCGTACCTGGCCTTGCTCGATGGCTGGTTGGACCTGGCCGACGGCGCGAACATCGTGGATGGACTCGGGCAGAACGTCGGCCTCAGCATCTTCTCCAAGGCGCTGCGGGCACTGCCCACGAAGTTCAGGCGCAACAAGAAGGCACTGCGCTGGTACATGAGCCCTGACCTGCACCAGCTGTACCTGGAAAAGCTGGCGACCAGG